ATTTGAAAAGGCATTTAATAAAGACCTAAATCGTGCAAGAGTAGCGCAATTTTGGTGTTTTGTAGTAGCTGGATATATCGCTTATTTTTTAGTGTGGGGGTCTAAATAATGGATGCACTACTTGGAATCTTAAAAGGCGTTGCGCCTGTCTTAGCAACAGCGGTGGCAGGGCCAGCAGGGGGTGCGGCAGTCGGTTGGATTGCCTCAAAGCTAGGCATCCCTGACGATACGATAGAAGGGGTTACTAAAGCCCTTACAGGCAATCCTGAGATGGCTATGAAGCTTAAGGAACTTGACCTTGAGTACGCTAAATTAGACGCACAAGACCGTGATTCTGCCCGCCAAGCATACGCCCAAGTCGCTACCTCAGAGTACGCTACCAAGCTAGATAAGGTCGTAGTACCTGTCCTAGCCCTAGGCGTGGTAGGTCTAGCCTTTACCCTGATCGGGGTCTTAATGTTCGTCAACACCCCCCAAGATCAACAACAAATCATCATATTCGCCCTAGGGTTTATAACCAGTGCCGCAGGGCAAGTCTTATCGTTCTATTTTGGGTCTAGTCAAGGTTCTAAAGACAAAACCGAAGAAATTAAGGGGATGCTTAAAAAATGAACCTATCCGAACACTTCACCCTAGACGAACTCACCCATACAGACCATCGTCAGTTTGACAATACGCCTAATGCCTCAGAGATGGCTAACCTTGTGCGCCTAGCATCATTCCTTGAGGAAGTTAAGACTGTTTTAGGTGGCAAGCCAATCATGGTCAATTCGGCTTTTCGTTGCAAACAGGTAAATGATGCGGTAGGATCAAAGGACACTAGCCAGCATCGGATTGGATGTGCCGCAGATATTCGAGTACCGAGCATGACCCCCGATGAAGTCGTTAAGGCGGTGATTGCATCGGGGATTGGATATGACCAAATTATTCGAGAATTTGACCGTTGGACACATATTTCTGTGCCTAGTATTGCTGGGGATAGTCCTCGCAGACAAGCTTTAATTATTGATAAAGCTGGCACTAGACCTTATTAAATAATTGGGTTTCTAGTAAGACCATTGGCTCGACATCCTGCCAATCGTTACGGTCTTTTCTGCCGTTGACTACAAACTTTAGGCCTTCAAACTGGGTAAATTTTCTATACCAAATACCATCGGTTGTTTTAAGCACCAAAAAGAAGGGTAGTTTCGTAAACTCGACCAAATTTTTAGCGGATATAAACTTACCAAGACTTATGAAATACCCCCCACTCATGCGGTCAAATTGGGCTAATTCGTAGTTTAAACACTTAATTTCACAAAACCCAGCAATCTCTTTATTCCGTGTGAGGGTATAGTCAAGGCCGTATTTGATAGGCATTTTGACTACATGACACTTCCATTTTTGTTCAAGTAAAGAGGCAACATCCCTCTCTACATTAAGATTTTTTTGGGTTTCGTAAAGGGGTCTCATATTGCGTAACCATGCATAAGGTAGTTCGTACCGAAAAACAGCACACAAAACAGGATTGCTGCCAAGCCACCCAAAAGGAACATACGGATAGACTCAATACGCTCTTTCTTCTTTTCTGAGGCCCGTAAAGCGTTGTACGCCTCTAGGTCACCCCAACCCTTATCGATCATGCGCTGGCGTTGCTCAAACTTGCGCTGGGCTTCATAAAATCGTTCTGCATCTCGTTCGCTTTGTAACATGATTTCTCCTAACCGCCCCCGAAGGGGCGTTGATTAACGGGCTGTAACTTTAAGGGTAATAACTGCGGTGGTCTTGGTGTGTTTCTCGATTAATTCGGCAGGTACATTAGCTTCTGCGTACACAGCCTTGTTATCAACAGTCTTACGCTGGGATAGGGTCACACAGGCTTTATAAAGGTTACCCTCAATGTGGCCTTCTTCTTGCTTGAGTTCGGTCTTGAGTGCTTCTGCTTGGGCTTCTAAGTCAGCGATCTGAGCCAAGAGCATACCTAATTGGTCAACTTTAGTAACTGCGATGTCTAATACTTGCATTTGATTCTCCTTATCTATTTCACTCGCCAATCGAGTAAGACAATTATATGTTAAGTTTGCTTAACTTTACAATAATTATTTATAAGGAAAACCCTTAGTTTTGAAAAAAACAACAGGGCAGTATTTAGCAGTTACTAGCAATAGGGCAGAAAGCCGCAAAATTCCCTAATTACTGCATCCTACTTTGGCGGCTTAACGCCCTTAAATAAGTGGGGTACTTACGGGCCTAGATATGTGAAGCCAAATCCGCTTTCCCCCGTTCCCGTGAAGGAACTTTGATTATAAGCCGTTCTTGATTTGATAAACCCGCAGTAGATGCTCAAAGCATTCCCAGCCCTTTTGAAGCTTATCCTGCTCAATTTCAATGAGTTTGACCTGATTGGTCGTGCCGTTAACAAAAACAATAGCGCACCTTGCATTCGGAACGCCAAGGCCTTCACGATAGGCGGCTAACTGCATCTCATGCTCAAAATAAACATCAACTTTATCTAAGTCAGTATCTTTAGTCTTGAAATCAACTACAAAGCCCGCCCTAGCCATTAAATCGCATTTGCCACCATAACCTAGCGGATGCCCAAAAGACTGCTCAGAAAGCCATAGCTGGCTTCCAAAGGCGTTATTTAAGGTATCCACGATGGTATTGATGTACGGGGGCTTTTCAGGCATATAAACGCCCTCAAACCAGCTTTGGATAATGGCGTGTATTGCCGTACCCCGTTCTGCTGCTTCCCTGCCCGTAGCTTTACTATCCTGCATTACCCTAGCTAACCACTCACTTTCGGGTTCGTCAGGCAGTCTAGGTAAGGTTAAGGCCGCTAAGAGGACTTGTTGCTGTTTCCATGTATCAAGGCCTGCTTTCGATAGCATTCCGTTAATTGTTGTAACACTTGGCAAAAGTCCGAGTTTCCTTGCGTCACGAAGCGTTGTTGCCCGTTCCCCAGTTTTGCCGATGGTTGTGTAGGCTGGAGTTCCATCTTTCTTATACCAGTGACCTGATTCACTCAGTTTCTCCTTAACTATCATTTTTTACCTTTATTGGTAGGGGCTAACTGCGCCCCTTTTTTTATCTACAAATGGTTACCCATTGGCAACCGCCACCACCGCAAACATACTGTTGCCAGCAATTAGCTTGTTGGGCTACTGCAAAACCAACTACAAAAGATGCTGCAAGAATTACAAGTGCTTTTTTCATGGTTTTCTCCTTAAAATGGAATATCACTTAAATCATCATCTTGAATTTTGGGCGCATTCTTTTCACGCTCTTGTTGCCCACGCCATTCACTACTCTCCGCTATCTTTTCTTTGTAATACTTAGGTAACGCATCGTATTCTTCCTGCTTATAGTTTTGCAACCAAAAGATTTTGGTGGGGTTAATACCTTCAGGCTGGGCGTTACGCAGTGCGCTAGGCACAGGACTGATACCTGAGATATTAGCGTACTTACCATCCTCAGAGTGCGTAATATTGACCATGCAGAACTTACCCAATAAGTTCTTGAGGTCAAAGTTCTTACGATCCTCGGTGGTCATTTTTTTGTTTGACCATGCCTCTAGGTCTTGGCGTAATCGTGCCTGATCTCCAAGGCTGACGGTATATCGCTTAGATACGATTAGTGGCTTACCATCGTCTGTCTGTAATGGTTTGCCATCCTCATCATCCCCGTGCAGTTCCCAAGTCAATACGACCTTGTGCATGATTTTGGTTTCTCCAGCCCATTCGGTAGCTTGATGACCGAGGTCAATCACAGAATATAAACGGGCCATATGCAAGCCAGCAGGGGCAATTCTAAAATCTCGTTGGGTATCAGAAATAATCATTTTTTCTCTTTCGTTAATAGGTTTCTAACAATGGTTCTGCAATACGCATTAGCGGCAGTTTCTTCTGAATCACTAATCTGAAGTCTAGCTACATCTTGATACTCAGGATTAAATACTTTTAGACCCCGTGCTAGTAGGTTTGACTTCTTGTTTGCGCTGACCCTGCCATCGGTAACCTGACGGATAAAGTTCTGCGCTACATTAGGCAGTTCGTTAAATTGCTGGTGACAGAGATTTGCGTACAGGTTCTTAATGTAGTTTTGGTTATACCCATCAAGGATTAAACAGACTGCCGCAGTCCTCATAGGTGCAGAGGAATACACCTTAATTTGCTTGCCGCAATATTCGACTAAGCTATCGGATACCTCGCCCACACCCGTGTTATAGATTTCTAGGCATTCTTCTGCGGTAGTCACAGAATTACCACCGTAGACCAATCTAGCCAATATACGGCATACCTCGGTAGTCCTAACATTAATGCCTGTTAGGTCTGACAATGTACGCTTAATGCCGTTATCTAAGACCTTGTAGGCATCGTTACTTACGCCAGTGGTAACAAGCATCTGCACGGGTGTATCAGCTTCTACAATAGCTTCTAAGCGGTGTTGTCCGTCAATCAGTTTGCCTGACT